TCGCAACGGAACTCTTCGTTTGCTGCGACAGTCGTTGTGGACCACGCTGTCGAGTTCGCAGCGCCATCGCTGGCAAGACGCAACTGACCGCTCGCATTCATCTGCACCTGAGCGTAGTCTGTTCCGTTGTACGCCTCAAGAGACGCGATGCGCGTGGCAGCGGTCGGCCTTGCTCCGCAGCGCATGATGAACGCGCCGTACTGCTGAGTCGCTGGGATGTCGACGTTGGACTTGACACGCCCTTGCTCTGAGGTCGTTCTCAGGTCGTGCCGGAATGACTTGGTGCCGCCGTTGTGCGTGGCCTTCCATGCGGTGTCAACGACGGTGAGTGCGGTACCCACGACAATGGCGATGGTGGGTGTGGCAGCAGACTGTGCGGTCGGCGTGACCTCGTCGGTGCCTCCTTCCGCGTCCATCGTGATAGTGCCTGCACCAGTCTGCGCCTTCAGAGCAAGCACAACAGACTGTCCAACAGCAGCAGCACCGCTAGTCACCGTCAAGGTGGGGGCTGACGTTGCACCCGCTGTCGGCATCTCTTTGGTCGCCATACCCATGCTGGCGTCAGAGCCGAGTGTCGAAGCTGGTCGAGCGTTCGTTGCGCTGTTAGCGATCCACGAGTTGGCTGCCGCCCATGTGCCTGCGTCGTCTGCACGATGGAAGAACGCTACGCCAAGAGCGTTGGCGTTGAGTGTCGTGATGCTGCTTGCCGCGACCGTTGTGGACGATGAAGCCTGGTCGGTCTTGACCGGGTTGACCTCAATGGGCGTGGTCGGGTCGACACCGCCGAAGTAGTAAGCCTGCGCGAGCAGCGTGTTGTTGGTGACGCCACCGGAGACTGTGAACGAGACGCTGTTCGCATCTCCCGCTGCACGCACTCGGTAGAAGAGATACATGCGTGATGCGTTGGATGCGTACTGGAACGGCGACCCAGTCATCGCGGTCCAGCCTGAAGGCGTTGCGACGGTTCCTGCGGTTCCTCTGATCGTGACCGCTACGATGATCAGATCGCCGACGCCTGGGGTGCCGGTGCTCGTTGCAAAGTTCAGCGTAAAGTTCGCTGGCGTTGCTTGAGCAACCGACGACCCCAGTGCGGCGTTGACAAGAACCGCGGACATGCCTAGACCTTACCACCCATGGCGAGGTGACCCTCTTCCCGCATGAGCCACCAGTCGTGATGGAAGTAGCAGGCAACGACGGGCTGAAGCTTGGCGAGAACTGGTCGCGCCTTCGTGTGCCACTCCATCTGACGTGCAGACATCTCAGGAGTTGGCAAGAGGTCGTTGCTTGCGTCGTTCAGCAGGTGCGCCTTGCGACATCCGTACTCGAAGATGGCGAACTTCAGCCCGAGCTTCGAAGCGATCGCAGCGTCAGGCGTGAAGATCTCTTCGAACTCGACCCAGCGTGGCACAGTCGTTGCGCCGGGCGTGCGGTTCGGCCAGTTGTAGCCGTCGAACCCGAGGACGTCCCACACACCATCGCCGGGGTAGAACTGCATCAGCTCGGTCTCACTTGTCGACGACATCATGTTGCCGGCGAAGAGGCGGTTGCCGCCGTCCGCAGCGTTCACGGGGTCGAGCACGTTGCGCTTGAAGTACGACTGCCCGTCACGGTACAGCTTCTTGTCCCACCTGCCGTCACGGAAGTCGTCCTCGGGCTCGTGCTCGATGCCAAGAATGGAGTCCTTCGCGGACTTGGCGACGTACGCACGATACTCTGCGTCGTACCGGCCGGACATCAGAGCCTCGAGGCGTGTCTTCATCGAGCTTGACACGCCACTCGGCACAGGACCCTTGATGGTGTGCGCTGTACGGAGACCAGCGGCTGCATCGCCTGCGAACGTTGGATTGCTCGGGAAGGCGCCTGGACCCTTGTATGACCGCCGTACCGTGGCGCCGCTAAGTGCTCCGAGGCGCGCGACCTCTGTCGGCGTGTTCGGGTCGGGGCAGTAGCCCAACAAGAACGTCGGCTTGGGCTCGTACAGGTCGGTGAGGCGCTTCACCTCGGCTTCTGCGGTGACGAGCTTGTTCGTGAGGTCCGAGACCTTCACGCGCTCGGCAGTCAGTTCTGCACTGATGTCCTCAACAGCTTCGGTGAGTCGTGTGACTTCGCCTGAAGCCTGCGTGAGGAGCTGTTCCTTCAAGTCCCACTCGGCACCAAGTGCACCAAGCTGTTCTTCACGTGTCATGCGATCTCCTTGTGATGAGAAGAGGGAGGCCAGGAGTAACCCTAGCCTCCCTCTGTCTCTTAGGCCGCGGTGTCGCCCTCAACCCGGATGGTGACCGAGTCGTTGTCGAGTGCAGCCGAGTTCGCCGCCGTGCGACGAACCCAGATGGCGCGGCACTGACCAGCAGCGAGGTCGCCGATGGAGATGCCCGTGCCCTTCGTGGTCGGGCTCGTGAACACCTCACCCGAAGGTGCGGTGTTCTCGTTCGCGACCGTGTCGGCCTGCGCGGACGCAGAGCCCACAGCTGAAGCTGCGGTTCCGTCCACCGCGATGGCGATGTTCGCACCACCTGCGGTCTCGGCACTCAGCCATGCCACAGCGCCGAACAGTGTCAGCGTGGCATGTGCGTTGTGCACGAAGATGCAGCGGTACTCCGCCTCACTCGCCGCGTTCTCATCGCCGCTTACGACGTCGAAGAGGTTGTGGAGAGTGTTGTCCGTCACCTGCGTGGTGGAGATCTGGTCACCAAGCGACAGGTTCGGGTCCGGCTGTGCGGTGGTGTTACCCGCCGCGGCCGTCACGCTGAGCTTGATGAGAATGTCACCTGCGACGATCGGCATTACTCATCGCCTCCTTCGTGCTCGGCCTTGTGAGCGACCGCCTTGTCACGGGCGCTGGACTTGCTGGGGTGATTCCGAGACGTGTACCCGCACCGCTCGTCACGGCAGGTAACGAGCCAGGTACCGTCTTCTTGCTGCTCAACGAGCGGTGTCTGCATCGTTCATCCTTCCTGTGGAGCAAGAAGGGCGGGAGAGGCATGGTGACCGTCTCCCGCCCTCCTTAGCTTCACTCGCTCTCGGCAGCCTCGTCCTCGGCGGGGGCTTCGGCCTTGGCGCGTGAACGCTTCGGCTTGGCCTCCTCCTCGAACTGTGCGGCGGCATCGAGAGCGTCCAGCTGCTCCACGATGGCCGGGTTGCCCCGGTCTCGGAGGTACTGCTTGTCCTCGTCGCTCAAGGCGGCGAGGTCGGTGAGGTCGATCTGACGACTCATGACTTAGCCTCCTCAGGCGTACTGGGACGGGATGGCGTAGGCGGAGGCAGAGATCCTCATCACTGCCGCACCACCACGCTGGCGGATGCCGGTGCCGAAGCCCCGCGAGTAGAACGAGTCCACCAGCGGGTACGACGACGCGTTGTCGTTGATGAGTCGCAGACCTCGCAGACCCGGGTTGGCGTGCTCGCGCAGACCGACCGGGTTGTTGAGGCCACCCTCGCCACCCGTCCCGATGAGGACGATGTAGCCAGCGGGGATGTACTCTTCCTCGACGATGAGCGCCGGGCCGTAAGACCCGATGACCGGCATCCCGTTGATGGTGTTCGGAACCTGGGTGCCGAGCATGCCCTGTGCGTTGGGCACGATCAGTCCAGGCGAACCCTGCGACGGAATGAAGTCGTACGTCGCCACAGCCGCGTTGGCGTTGGTGACGTTCGCTCGCCACGTGCGGATGCTCGCCGCCTCCTGAGCGTTCACCAGCAGGACCAGCTGCGTGCCGTTGGCCGCACTGTATCCGTGGTGCTTCAGGTGGTCGATGAGCGCCTCGACGTCGCCGCTGTCAATGGCCGCTGCACCACTCGAGAGGTAGTGCGTGTGCGAACCGTTGAAGGTGTTCCCCTTGTAGTCCGGGGGCACCGTGCCATCGGCGTTGTACAGCGAGAACACGGTGTAGTTCTGGCCCTTGATGGTGGCCGACCGGTTCACGTTGTTGAAGAGGGTGTTCATGACCTTCTTGAACACCAGGCGGTTGTCCGCGTCCAGCACCGACTGGTGGACGGCCTCGATCTGCTGCGCACTGGCTTCCGCGAGGAACTTCCAGGTGTAGCGAGCAGCGATGTCGTACCACTTGAAGTCGTACGCCAGGCTGAAGTAGCTCAGCGCGGGACGGATGCCCTTCGGCTCACCGAACTCCGAGGCCTCCTCGAAGTCGTCTCCACCGATCTGCGGCACGTCCTCGATCACGTTGGTGACCGGGAAGGTGAGCATCTCGACGAGACCGGTGCGGCGCTCGTTCTGGATCGTGATCGTCGCCTGGAACTCGTTCCAGAGGTCGTTCAGATCGCGGCCATCGACGGTCTGGGTGAGAACGTCACCTTCGACGTTGTACCCTCGCGCGCCTCCGACCATCGGCAGGACGAGACCGAGGCTGTTGAAGTCCGGGAACTCCATGCCAGCCTTGGGCGTGGACGCAGTGGCCCACGGTGCGGACAGGAGCTGACGCTCGAGCAAGGTGCTACCCATGTCAGGCTCCCGTTCCGGTCGGCGCAACGCGGACGACCATACGGCCAGCCTCCACGGTGTGTCCGACCTTCTTGTTGGCAGTGGCGGTCACGGAGAGAGTCCCGTCCGCCGGCACCCCGTAGTACACGGTGCCTGCGGTCAGCGCGGTGATGCCATCGCTGAGGGTCATCTCCACGATCTCGCCGTGAGTCATGACGTCCACAATGTCTCCCGCGGCCTGGGCCTGGTTGACGATGAGGACGCCGAGAATGCCGGTGTTGCCGGCTCCCTTGACGACCTGCCCCGAGCTGTTGAGTCCAACAGCGTAGGGCTTGCCCTTCTCAGAAGCCGCCCACGCACCTGCGAGAGGTGCACGGAAGCCACCGGCCTTCGGCTCGTACTTGTCGTAACGGGCCATGGCGGTACTTCACCTTCTTTCGGTTAGCGGCGGATTGCTGGGTACTTCTTCTCGAGGCGTTCGCGGTCCAGCTTGGACTTGTCCTTGCGGCCGCCGCTACCAGCAGGAGTACCTGTGGGGGTCTTGGGCTCCTCTTCCTCCTGCTCCTTGCGGACCAGGTAGGGCTTGGAGTCGGCCAGCGCCTTCAGCGCCGCGTCCATTCCCTTGACCGAGCCATCCTCTTCGATGGAGACCTCGCTGAGGTCGACCAACTTGAGTGCGGTGTCTGGCTCGTGCCACGTGTACTTGTTGCTGGCAAGGAACGCGTTGTGGAGTCGAGACTCCCGCAGCGATTCCTGCGCCTCTTCGAGCTGAGACGTAAGCTCGGTGGTCTGCTCCTTGAGCCGTTCCACCTCACTCTTGTCTGCGTCGTCGATCTCCTTGAGTCGCTTCTGCGCTTCCTCGAGTTCCTTGCGAAGCTGCTTGGCCTCGTTTCGGCGCTTTGCGTTCTCGTCAGACAGTTCCTTGATGCGCGGGTTACGCTCATCCTTGTCACCGTCGTCCTGGTGATCGTCGTCGCCGTCGCCGCCACCGCTGGTGTCGTCGTCCGGCTGGTCATCGCTGTCGCCGCCTTCGTCGTCCTCGGATGCACCGAGGATCGGCCAGACTGCACGACCGCGAACATAGCCCACGGGCTTCAGTGGAAGACCCGTGCGCGGGTGGAGCTTTACGAGACTCTGTCTCATGTGCAATGACCTCCGGTCAATGGGATGCACCTATCGAGAAGAAACGGTACCACAGTCAGCCGCGTGATGCGGCAATGAACTTCTCTGTGTATCCGCTCTTACGCATCACGTCATCGATGTACGTGTCGTACTTGCCCGCATCGTACGCCTTCTTGAACTGGGACAGCGTCACCTGCTCGTAAGTCACGAAGCACAGGCAGTTGGGATGCGGCTTCTGAGGGAGCTGCTCTGGCTTGTACACACCAGCCGTGCCACCCTTGAAGGTTACGGCCTCAGCGTACTCGTTGCACTCATCTGGCCGAGTGTGAGACCCGCTCAGGTTCCACCGCATCCCCGTGATCCACGGAGTGTCGATGCCCTTCTGCTTCGTGATCGCGTGAAAGGCGTTGTTGAGTTCGGTTCTCGCAAGCCGCTTCGCTGCGAACGAGACGCCGCCTGGTGTCCGTGGGTTGATGAACCGTGAGACCTCTGCGGCAAGCTCTCGGGCGCTGAGACCACGTGCCATTCCGGACTCGATGGTCGAACCCACCCAGTTGTTGGCGAGCGCCCTCGTGCGGTAGACCTGCTTCGAGAGCGGGAGATGCGAGTCCACGTGTCGTGTCAGTGCCACCGCGACGCCGCGTTCAGCCTGTGCCTTCAGTGCATCAAGAAGAACGACACGCTGCCTCATCGTGAGGCGCGACTTGAGCAGGACATCCTCATACACGGCAGCAACTTCGATGGCCGCACTGGCTGCGTTCGCCTGCCCTGCCTTGATGCTGACGTTCACTCCACGGAACAGCTCGTCCACAGCCTCGCGTGCAGCCTCGAGCTGTGCACGTCGTACCTGCGCGCCTACGCCTTCCTTCTCTGCGATGTCGCGCAGCTGCTTGTTCAGGTCACGTGACGTCTTGCGGAGCAGAGCATCGAGCTCCTTCTCCGTTGCCATCTGCACACGGAGATACGAGACAAGCGGTCGCCTATCCCGAGCCATCGCTCATCAGCCAGTCAGGCACAGGTACCATTGGGACCTTCTGTCCTGCCATGCTGTGCGTGCAGTCGCTCAGGAAGTCCCACACGCCACCCTTGAGAAACGAGTGGCAGAGAGGGAGTGTACTGCCACTATGCTGCAAGATGCTTGGGCTGAGTGTCGGCGCCTCGAGGTTGCCGTCCCATACCCAGAACGTTCCACCTGAACGGTTGACGGGAATGCACTTCGCGGCGTCGCATGCAGGACACCACATCCACAGTGAGTCGCCGAGTACCTTGCCCGTTGTGTACTCGACCTCGTGTCGGAGGACCGCTACCGGGTTACTCACTTGTCAGCTCGCTTGCGACACGGCTTGCGAACGGATCCCAGTTGGTCGCCTTCGTCAACGCTTCCTTCTCCGCGACGATCTGCTCGCCCATCTCCGCTGGGAAGTCGTAGCCGAGCTCGACCAGTTCCTGTCGCAGGTACTCGGCGCTGATGACGCCTGCGCCGAACAGCTGAAGCAGCTCGTCGATCTTCGCCTGACGGTTCACAGGCATCGGGTCGTCCACCGTACTGACGATCTCGATCTCACTCGCCGTGACACCTTCGTAGGTGGGGAGCCACATCGTGGTGAGGTCGTACAGCATGTGGTCGTACACGCTGAGCATCTCCTGCTCCTTCTCTGCGTTCTTCGCGAGCAGGGGTGCGAGCTGAAGGTACAGGGCGATGCCAGACTCGGCGATGGCGACATCCACGGAACCCGCAGCGATCTCAGGTACTCCTGCGCCTTGCTTCATCTGACCAAGCAGGAACTGAATGTGATCGAGGTTCGCTGTGACAGACGAGACACCGTTGATCCGCTTGAAGTCTGACTCTGGGTCGATCTCAACGACACGCCCTGGTCCCATCTGCCATGTCGTCTCGTTGCCGTCAGCATCGGTGGGAGGGCCTGACGTGGTGACGTACTGTCCGAGTCCTTCGAGTGCGAGCGCGAGCTCTTCATCGCTGATCGCCTGATTCACCGCTGCGCTGATGCGCTCAAGACCGCGAAGTTCTGAGGACCCGAACGGATCTCCCGGGGTGCGGAAGTTCCGGATGTGATACACGGGGATCTGCGTGATGCGCGGGTCAAGCTCAGTCAGCGGTGCAACGATCCCGACCTGCTTGAGCTCCTGCCCGCTGCCTTCACGGTCGTCCCACTTGCCGACCTCCCACAGCGTTGTCTCCGTCGTGATGCGACCAGTCTCAGGTACCTTGCGGTACGTCTGTCGCCGGATGACAGCCTTGCCTGCATCGTCGAGGATGGTATCGACCAGGTGACAGCCTATCCTCTTGTCGAGGTTGTCTGTCTCGTAGATGGGGAAGTACGACGCAGGATCGACTTCGTAGATGCTGATGCGCGATCCTTCAGGCTTGGTGGGATCCGCGAGGAAGTGCCACACCGCATCGCCACGAATCAGACCGAACCGCTTCTGCGTAGCGAACTTCGTCCACATCTGCTCACGCTTGAAGAGGCGTGTCAGCGTGAGCTTCACAAGCTCCTGATCCGCAGGAGTTCCAACGGCGGGGTCGACGGCGAAGTCCCACCCGACAGCGAGGAAGCGGTTCGTCGCCTCGATGATGGTCTTCGGCGCCGGCAGGTAGATCGCCTGATTCTCGGTGCCACGGTACACCAGCTCGTACGTGTAAGGCATGTTCCAGTACATGTCCTCGTACAGCTTGTACGCCGTGATCCGCTCAGCGTCCGCCTCAGTCAGCCATGTCGGCAGTGTGCCCATGAACTGACGTGCAGTGCTGTACGGTGTGGTGTCCGCCATCAGCCTCTCCTGCTCATTGTCGCTGAGCTAACCCTAGCTCTGCGTGCCTGCTTCTGCTGTGTGCCGAAGTGTCCTGCGAAGAAGCGGCCCAGAGCCTCTGGCGCATGGTCGTTCTTCTTGACCGGGTTCTCCGGTGCGTTCTTGTCTTGCTCGTCCTTGCGATCAGGGTAGCGGTAGTCGAGGAAGTCGCGGATCGTCTGTGTGCAGCCACGGTCGATCATGAGCCGTGGTCGCCTCTCAGGATGTCCTTCCTCGAGGTGCGGCCTCAGCTGCTTGAGAGCTTCACGGATGGCATCGATGCGGTGCTTCAGCTCACCACCAGTTCCACCACGTGCCTTCACTCGCAGCTTCTGCTCGAGGATGCGCGTGTCGCCTGGTGACGCAGGATCCGGGTACATCGCTTGCACGTGACGGTCCAACCCGCGCCGCTGGATCTCGTCAGCGAACTCGACGGCAGTCAGTCCTGCCTCGTACACCTCGCCGATGACGTTCACCTCTGTGCCGAACGGATCGACCTGCACGACGAGCCAGACGTTCGGGTTCGTGAAGCCGTAGTCCACAGCCGCGAACGTCTCCCACTCCGGGTTGTACCTCAGGTCACCTACGTGCACCTCTTCATCGAAGTCCTTGAAGACACGGCCCACGAACTCGGTGAAGAGTGCAGCGATCTCTTGATTGAACGTCTCCTGTGTCAGGTCACCAATCAGTTGCGCGACCTCAGGATCAACGCCGTGCGCCTCTGCGAGCTCCTCGTTGAGAACTGCACCCCCCGAGAGTGCAGCTCTCAAGCTCGTGATCCCTTCATCCGTCGCGCCTTGCGGGTACACGTACGGGTTCACCCAGGCCGGCATGCGCCATGACTCCCATGCTGGGTTGCTGGGATCCTGCCCGCGCTTCCACATCTCGTAGAACCAGTTCTTGCCTTCGGGCGTGGACGTCATCATCGCCCAGCCCTTATAGTCGTTGAGTGTTGGGCGGACGTACTTCGTCCACACTTTCTCTTTGACCTTCGCGGCCTCAGCGATGATCGCGCCGTGAAGCCCTTCACCGACCAGGCTCTCCGGGTGCGCCGCCGACTTGCCGTGCACCTGGAACCGTCCGCCCCACAAGCTGATGTGCAGGTTCCCGCCGATGGGATCGTTGTAAGTCCCCGGTCTGTCAAAGGGGACTTCCTGCTTCAGCAGCTCGTTCCACAGCACTCGGAACTCCTTCTCACTGTCCGAGTAGTTAGGACCGACGATCCAGTACTCCTGACGAATCCCGCGATCCACCAGTTCATTGCGCCGTGCGTAGGCCTCGAAGGCGTGCGTCAGCAGTCGGTGTCCACCGATCTCCGACTTGCCGAAGCGCCGCCCCGCACTGCACACTGTGAACCGCTTGTTCGACTCGAGGACTCTGCGCTGCCCCACATGTGGGACGAATCCTACTCGTCGGAAGAGCTCAGGCTCACTCAGGTACAGCTTCTTGCGAGGCGGCGCCTCAGCGGCCGCGACTGACAAGGCTCAGGCCTGTCCGCCGCGGATCTGTGTCGCACCAGACGCAGGACGACCGAGAGACCGTCCGTTGCTGGGTCCAGTGCGTGGGTTGCGAGGCTTTCCGGCACTCCTGTTTCGCAGGATCGCCGATGCCTCCTTCTCGCCGGTGGTCTTGGGGAACTCACCGATCTTGTTCGTCGCAGCCATGGGACTGCTCCTTTCGTTCCGGAACAGCCACCATCGTATCACTATGCGAGAAGGTAGCGACGCAGGCCTTCGTTGGTCACCAGTGTATGCAAGAGAGCAGGTGCCAACGGGCGGATGACGCCTTCTTCATCGTCATCACCCTTGATGAGATCGTTGACCTCTCCCACCGAGTACAGGCAGGCGTGCATGACCTCGTGCAGCAGGATCTCTTGCACCCGACTCTCGGGCATGTTGCCGTCCACGGTAATCACCAGGTCGCCGAAGTTGGTGTAGCCTGACAGCGTCTCACCAGCGTCTGCGATCGCAGCTTTCAACGCCTTCTGCGTGTACTTGACGGTCCATGCATGATTGCCTGTGACAACTCGGCTGGGACGTAGCTTCTTAGCCTTCATCTTCGCTCTTGAGGATGCCACTGATGAGGCCTTCCCACGGCTTGAGCTCGGCCTTGATCTCCATCTTGTCTGGAGTCTTGCCCATCAGCCTCTCTTGCATGTACTGAGCTGCACGCATCCTCAGAGCAGGATCTGCGTTCTCATCGTTCATCACGTCGATGTGCACCTGCGTCGCCTTCAGCAGGACTTCCTTCAGCAGAGTTGTGTTGCGCCGCATCAGCTCTTGCTCATG